TCGTATGGCACACTTTGATGGCTGGTGTCCAACTGAACGAGCTATCATAGAGTGTAAGCACACTAACCATTACAATAAGTTAGAGCATGTAAAGGTTAGATACTATGCGCAGATCCAACACTACTTAATGTTAGCACAGCTTGATGTGTGCTACTTATCAGTACTGTTTGGTAATGCCAGATGGGAATATTGTGCTATCCCATCACATAAAGAGTACCAAGATATCCTACACTATAGGCAAGAAAGGTTTTGGGATATGGTGGTAAAAGACAAAGAACCAACAGCAGCTAATACTGCATGGAGATTATATGAGTAAGATGAATATACCTGACGAAGCAGTCAAAATATTTAAAGAGTTAAACATAAATGGTAGTGAAGCCACATGGGATTGTCATGGTACACCTGTTGTGTTGCACAAGTACATAGAAATTATTGGAGCTAAACTCAATGTTAGCATAGATAGTTTAGATGTAGTTGAGGCCAATGCAGAGAAAGGTATTGTAAGCATGAAGTGTGTAGCTTCTATCAAAGATAGACAAGTTATATCCTATGGCGAGTGTAGTCCTAAGAATAACAAGAACGCTTATCCATATGCAATGGCAGAGAAGAGAGCAGTTGATAGATGTATCTTAAAACTTGCTAACTTACATGGCTTTGTATATTCAGAGAATGAAATAGATGATAAAGAACCATCAAGTAAACCTAAAACAGCAGAGAAAAAAGTAATTGCTGCTGAACCTACTATACAAATGTTTATAACTGAGATGGATCATACACAATCATATACTGAGTTCAACAGTATAGTTAAGAAGTATCAAGGAGCTATGGTTATAGCTAAGAAAGAAAACCCAGAGCTGTATAAAGAAGCTAAGACTAAGTATGAATTAATTAAAGCAAATCACACAAGGAGCATAGGATAATGTATAACAAAATAACTTTAATAGGTAGACTAGGCAGAGATGCTGAGACTATGGAATCTAAAAATGGTAACAAGTATTGGAGATTTAGTGTTGCCACTAATGAATGGATTTCTTCAAAGAATGAAGAAGAAACAACCTGGCATAACATTACTTGCTTTAATGACTATGTTGGTAAACAACTAGAAGAAAAAGGTAAAGCAGGTACATTAGTTTATGTTGAAGGTAAACAACAATACAGTACTTACATGAATAAAAATGGTGAAGAAGTTACAGCAGGTAATGTAGTCATGGATAGATTTGGATCTGTTTGTAAGATAATGGAGAAAAGTCCAGCAAAAGCTAGTGGTAATGTCAAAGCTAGTGATGATGACTTTGATGATAAGATTCCATTCTAAAGGATGATAGTATGAAAGTAAAAGCAAGACAAAGAGATGTGTATTATTTTATAAAACATTTTATTGCTGCATATAAAACATCACCAACCTATAAAGAAATATGTACAGGGTGTAGGATAAAAAGTAAAAGCCATGCATATAGTTTAGTTAGTCATTTGATTGATGAAGGGTACATTGAGAAAGACAAGGATGTTAATCTCAACCGTCAGTTGAAACTAACTAAAAAAAGATATAGGATTATGGTATAAACTTCCTCGAGTTTATTCAAATGCTAGGTTAGTTTTTTACTTTTCATTGCCTAGTTTCCTGAGTTCCCCCTGAAAAGGGGGTTTTTTTTTGCATTTCTATTTAAACGCACATAAAGGTATCATATATAGCATATTGTATTTTTGGTATACGATTGGGTTAAGACATATTAAAACGGCTACATATGGGCTAAATACAAGCGTATAAATTAGGGTGTGTGTTCTAATTCTGAGCGAATGGCATCCATTCTTCTATTTGCTGGTCAGTTATGGTGTCATTGTAGGTTGAACATCCTGGAGTAGAATTAATTTGTTTGCCAACTAATATGATTCCAAGAAATAAAAGTAATACTATAAAGAAATCTTTCATCTATCGTCTCACCAATGAGCCACCAAAATATAATCCTATGATACTTGATACCACATGAGTATCTAATGGTGTGATTACTAGACCACCTAATGGTTTCCATAATGTCATGTCAGTACTGCTACTGAATATCCAGAATCCTTTGCTTACTGATTCGGTATAGCCAACAAAGATATCCATGTTTGGATCTATGAATGGCGCAAGTTTAGGTAACACAATGATTGCCATCACACACATCAAAGCAATGTACCGTCTAGTATTCTTGGTAAACTGATCAGTTACATTCCTGGCTTTATCAAATTGTTTAGATTGGAAGTTAGCTCTTTGCATTAACATCTTTTGTTGCTCGGCTCTATCTTTACTAGCTTGAGCCATAATACCTAAGACACCACCTAGTACAGTAGATGCTGCCATTGATAGTAGTTCCATTGGTATACCCATATTATTTACCTAAAGGGTTGTCGTTTAAAATGTCGTATACTTTATTAAATTCTTTTTCAGTCCATTCACTAAGATTAGTTTCTACATTTGATATGCTTCTGTCTACATTATCTATCTGACTAGATAGATTTCTAACTTCTGTTTCTAATGTAGCTATACGCTCAAGTAATGATGATACATCTGTGGCTTTAAACTTACTGACCTTTTTTTCTATAGACTGGAGCTTTGAATCGTTTGCGCTCATCTTGTAGATTACGCCACCTGCTGCTGGAATTATTGTCAAGACCAGCGATAGTAATACTGCTGGTGTTAAGGTTATACTCTTGCTGCCTTCCATATATCATCTCCTGTGTCAAGGATATTGTTTCTTGAATAGTAATACTTTCAGTAATTATTTGCAAATACTCAACAGGAAGTACTGGTTGCTCTATTTCTCCATCAATCTTTGCAGTTTTACTTTCAGCTTTAGTATTAATACTTTTAGATTTAGTAGTTGTAGTTTCAGCTTTTGCAATGGCGACAGGCTTGTTGTCATCTTTACTGTCTTTGCTTTCTTCACTACTTTCTTTGTCGTCTTGCTTTGCTTGTTTGGTTTCTTCTTTACCATCACTTTCTCCTGCGATTCGTATGTCGCTTGGTTCATTTGTTGTTCTCTCAATCTCTGGCGTTTCCTCTGGTGATGCCATTGTAAGTTGTTCTGGTTCTTCAATTTTAATCTCCTGTATTTCAGGTAATGGATTGACCATATCAATATCACTAATAATATCAAGAGTTACCTCTGTATTTAAGTCTAATCCCTCTACCATTTTTTTTTCTTCTACTTTTATTTCTTCTACTACAACAGGTTCTACTATAACAGGTTCTACTACTGTAGGTTCTGCTACTACTGGCACATATTCTTCTATGCCTAGTTGTAGATTTATATTATCTACGATAGGACCAAATTGTCCATCCCAGTTACCAGTATCTATACCAGTCATTGCAAAGTTAATTGCTGTATCTTGTGTTAACCAGGTATCTAATGTTGATGTACTCAACGCATAATCTAATGTACCATCGTTATAATCTAGCTCTTGTTCTAGGTATACATTTTCTTGATTAGTCCCATCAGATAAATTTATAGTTACTTGTACTTTGTCGTAACCATCGGCAGTACACCATTCACCTGCTGCTGTATTGTTACAGCCTAATGCAGTAAAAGATACATATACATTCTTGATAATGTAATTATCATCTAAGTTGTTTATTGTTTGTGATATGGTTTTGCCTAGATCACCCGACCATCTAACTGCCTGACATAATCCTGATTCATTGTAACAGTTACCATCATATTTAATATAGTCTGAATCTTCTATAGTCCAGGAATCTAACTTTGAATCAAAGTCTTTGTTAGTCAGTAGGTTGTCCGTAGTTGTCTCTGTTTGGCTGCTTAATGCTACCACTTGCCACATTAGCAGAAACAATAAGATTATTATTCTCATCTAGTACACCTCGTTTACGATACTCTTTAATTGCTGCATCTCCTATCTTACCATTGACAGGGCAAGGACTACCAGCAGATATCATAGCTACAAATACTCTTGGATCTTGACACAAAATTGCTGTTGCACTTATCTTGAGGCCTAATCCTGCTAATGCTCTTGATAATTTGATGCGTTCACAATTCATATCACGCTGTTGATATGCACCAGAAAAACCTAAGAACCCTGCACTTACACCACCTGCCCTTGAGACTGAACATACATCACTACCACCATACGAACCTTGTATTGAAGGTACAGAAGGAGGGGATACAGGCATATCTTTATATCTTATGTTAGTATCTGCTGCTTGGCACTCAGCTATGTATGCTAAAACTATGGCAAGGATTACTATAAAAGCTAAACTTCTCATCTATAACCTCTTACTAATTTGTTTGATGGTATAATTTTACCTTTAACTATACCAGATGTTTCTTCATTAATTCTTCGGCCCATAAACATCAGCGTATATACAGGTTTATCTGCAACAATCTGATGAAATTTTTTATGGGATAGCTTATTAATCCATTTTTTTTTTGTTGCAATTCCATTTACTATTTCAGTATATGAACCCCACAATAAAAAAGAAATAAAAGAACCTTCGTGGTTATGTGGTATTTGTTTAATAGGATATATCTTAGATATCAATACAGTAAAATATGGTGTCCAAATCCCCCAACGTTTTAACATGGGATTGCCAGTTCTAGTAATAACGTGAGTTGATCCTATACCACATTGATTATAAATCTTTGAGAAGAACTTTATCATAACCACCACTTCCATCTTCTTTAGGAATCATTATATATTCTTTAATATCTTCTTTACTAACTTCTTGTGCAATTCTGTTGCCATGATTATCATAGTTAGGTATAACAATTTCAGTATCAGCGAGATTTGTTAATTCGTCTGCAAAATCGCAGGTATATTCAGTAAATAAGTTTTCACCTCTACCATACACCATGTATCTTTCTAAATGTGCAAATAGTTGTACTGATTGTAATTCACCAGCACTATTAAATTGAAACTTAAATGAATCTTTCTCGTGTAGTGTTTTGTCTTTAGAAATAGGCATAACTACATCAGATTTTAATGAAGTCGCCCACGCCCATATATCATCATTTGTACCTTGTACATATAGAGCTTGAGTATTTTGTAATTCAAAGTTTGCATTACATATATCTGATATACGATATACAGTAATCCCAGCACCTAAATCTACAACAGGCGTTGCTTGATTATGCTTATAAAATATTTCAATCGTTTTAGTTTGTGTATCTAGGTTATAGATATATCTCATAAAATCTGCATCAAGTAATAAACTGTTTTGGAATTTACTGCTATCCTTGTGGTCTTGTTCTACTGAACATTGGTGAAATGTGATTACATTATCGTCCATATTGACACCCCATATCATAATAGGAAATGGGAATGTTTCGCTGGTAAATACATCAGTAACTCTTTTCTTTACTGCTATTGTTTCTGCATCTTCACTTCCAGCCCAATAAACTCTGTTGACTACTTTTTTATTTTCTATAAATGCTCTAAATAAAATCACGACACTGCTCCATAAATTGTTCCTGTTGCTGTATATGTTATAGAATTACCATTCAGATTAACAGCTTTTCCACCAGCTCCACCTGTACCACCAGCACTATTAACACCGGGCGAAGCAGAGCCGTTTGCACCATTTGCACCAGCACTTGCTGTATTAGCACCACCATTACCACCAGCACCACTTGTTGCTATACCAAAACTTGATGCTGTTGCACCAGCTCCACCTGTACCTAAATTTGTAATACTTGAAGCATTACCAGCAGAGCCAAAAACTGTTTGATTTTGTGCAGAACCA